GGCCTATTCAAGCCCTCGCTCAAGAGACAATGGAAATATCAGCAGAAGCAAATGAAGCTTCAACAGCAGTACGCTTTGGAGCAGATGCAAAAGCAAGGTGAAATCAACTATGCTAACTGGCAGAAACAGTTTGATTATGAGAATGCTTACAATGACCCCACGAAGGTTTTCGATCGTTACTTGAAGGCCGGTATTACCCCTGCTGCCGTCTTAGGTTCTTCAGGCGTCGGCGTCAATGCTACTATGTCTGGCGGTTCTTCGGGCTCCGTTGGTGCTTCCGGCCCTTCAGGCGGCTCTTTTGACTTCTCCAGTCCTCTGTCTCCTGGCGCTGGTTCTGCCGCTGCAGGTGTCGCTCTCGAGGCTATGGGTGTTAATTCGACTATAGAACGCAATAAGGCTGCCGCTAATCTCGATAATGCTCAAGCTGACGACATTCGTAACAAGATGCCCACCAGGGAACAAGGCCAGGCCCTTATCGAACTCGAGCAGCAGCTGAAGCGAGCTAACATTGGCAGTCAGTCTTCGCTCGCTCGTTATTATGGCGAGTTGGCTATCAATCAGGAGGCCTACAACAAGTATGCAGATCTCGCTGCCACCTATGATTTTCAGCGTATTCAGGCCGCTTATGCTGAACAGGTTGAGCGCACTAGGCGTATTCGTGCTGAAAATGATGCCGAGATTCCTCTTCTCGAACAGTCTGCTGCTGCCAACCTTGCTTATCTTTGCGCTGTCGCCGATGCTGCTAAAGCTTCTGCACGTGAGTCCCGTTCTCATGCTGATATTCTTGACATTCAGCAGAAGGATATGCAGCGCATGTTTGAAGTCACTTGGGAAACCCCTGTAAAGGTTCCTCTGATCAACGAGAAGGGTGAACCCACTGGAGAATTCGAGGAGATTACAGGTCGCGAATATTATGCTCATCTTCGTGGCCTTGAGCTTGGTGAAGGTCGCCAGAGCCTGTCCGGTAACTGGTTTGCTATCCGTAAGAACAAGAACGCTCTGTTTTATGATGTTACAAAGGCTTTTGCTACTGCTGCAGGCATCGCCGGTGCTTCCTACGTTGGTCGCAAGGCCGCAGGCCCTGCCGGTCCCGAAGGCTATGAGGAAGTGAGGGAGATTTACGGCCCATCGGGAACCCCGACTGCTAGCACCTATACTCGTCGTAGCTATCATGGGAGAAATTGAACATCTTTTTCGACTTTTTAAACTCTACGGTTTGGTTATTTTGGCTTATCTTTATATCGTAAACCAATAACCTCATTATTATGAAAAAGACTAAAGTCTCAAAGATTTCCAAATTGTCTGTTGACGCTGTAGATTACCTGTTTGTCGAGTGGCTTCGCCGTCAAGGTGTATTTTCTGCTTTTAGATCAAACTGCGGGTTTGATGAGGAACACAATAACACATTTCGAACTGTGCTTCGTCGTCGAATTCAAAGTGTATTGTATTCGTCTTATGCAGGCATAGGCGATCTTATTTCTATGAGTTTCATATTCGCTCACACACCCGAAGGCCTTGCCTTTTGGTTTGATTTATCCTTCGCTTGGCGTCGTTTTTGCTCTGATTTTCAAAATATTTTTAAATAATATCGTTATGACACAGATTCATCTTGTTATTCGTCGTATTAACCCTGCTATTAAGGTTGATCTTGTTCAGGTAGGCCGTCTTGAAGGTGGCCAGTTTACGACACTTCCTCTTGACACTCTTAAGGTTGTTCCTTTTTCAAAGTATGTAGAGTGTTCCAGCGTTTCTGATTCGCCCTATATTGAGCATCATTCTATTTCGGAGCTGATTGCGGCTCTGATCTCGTATCCGAATTTTGCGATCGAATTTTTCGATAACACTCTTGTTCTTATGTTTGATCTTGATTTGACTGATGATGAAATCTCGTCGGAAGAAGAAGGGAAAGGGAACTAAAGTAGTTACCCGCCCGCTCGGTGGAAGAGTCCTTTGACTCGCTAGGCCCCAGGAGATATCTCCTTCTCCTGTGGGCTTTTGTATCCACCGGCTTTGCCGGTATATACATCCGCGCTGCCGTTAAGAACGGCCGAGTGATGGTTTCCGGCGCCGAAGATATCGCGGACGCGAGATCGAGGCCCCGAAACCGCGCAGGCCGTTTAGGCGCGCAGTTTTCGCGCTCGAAAGTACCGTCTTTCGAAGCGCAGAGTAATATTTTTAAATTATGGATTATTTCGATTTCAGACCTAGATCTTCTCCTGTAGTCGATAGTATTGCCTACCGTTTTTCTATTGGCGCATATCGCGGCAAAAAGCGTGTTGTCATTGCCTGGTTTTCCGATGAAAATTCCGCTAATGATTACCTTGTCCGCTGTCGCCTCGATCATCCTGGTGTTAAATTCGATTGTCTTAGAAGCTTTCTGTAATGGCCTGCTCTTCTCCCATATGGATACGTAATCGTCGCTATTTTGACAAGAAGAATCCTTGCCGAAATGGTTCTGATGTCGCCAAGTCGGCTTTAGCTCTTCGTCCCTGGGACGTCGCCCGCCAGTGGCTGATGGTTCCCTGTGGAAAGTGTGAAGACTGTTTGCGTCGTCAGCGCAATGACTGGTTTGTCCGCCTAGAGCGTGAGCTTTCCTATTGCAAGGCTAATAACCAGCAGGTTATTTTCATTACTATAACGATTGCTCCGAAGTATTACAATGAAGCGCTGCTTGATCCTTCTCGATTCATCCGTCGTTTCAATGAGCGTTTGCGGCACAAACTCGGTCATTCGTTCAAACATGCCTTTTTTCAAGAGTTCGGCACTCATCCTGAGACGGGAAATGAGCCTCGATTGCATTTTCACGGCTTTCTCTTTGGCACAAATGTCCTCTATAATACTATTCGCGCTGCCGTTCGAGACCTTGGTTTTGTGTGGCTGGCAAAGGCTACCCATAAGCGCGCTCGCTATTGCGTAAAGTATGTTACTAAACAAATTCAATTTAATCCCGAAGAAATTTCGGATAAATATGTTACCGTAGATGGAAAACCTACACCTTTATCTTGCCTCCTCCAACATCGCCGTTATACGCGAAAATTCGTATCTGCTGGCGTTGGTGATTTTCTTGGTTATATGCCTCGCCCTTCTGCTCGTACTTCGTCGTGGTCTTATTTTGATTTTGAGAAGCGTATCAATTATAATTACTCGATTCCTCGATACTATCTTAAATATCTCGAACCAGAAGACGACGTTGTCCGCTCGATTACCGCTGCTGATTCTTATGCACGTTTTAGCAAGTCTCCTTTGGTTAAGCGTATTGTGTCTCTGTGTGTTGACCGGTTCAATCTCAATTCCTCCGTATCCCGTAGAGAGACGTATACGTGGGAGCAAAAGCAAATGATGCGCTTTTCTGCGTCTTCTCGTAAGATGCCGGATTTTGACCCTCCTACTTGGCTAGATTTGGATATTCTTCAGTTTTGGAGGGACCACTATAAACTTCAACTAATTATCTAATTTATGGGAAAACAACCTTTTATTTCTCACGTTGTGAATGGTTACTCTCGTTACGATGTTCCCGAGAGTAAGGCCTTCACGTGCACACCGGGTATTTTGTATCCCGTGCGCATCGATTTTATTAACGCTCGTGACCGTGTGTCTATTGAGCAGGGCATTGACGTTCGTAGTAATCCTCTTGCTGTTCCGACGTTTAATCCCTATACTGTTCGGCTTCACCGTTTTTGGGTACCACTCCAGTTATATCATCCCGAACTTCGGACGAATAGTAGTAAGTTTGACATGAACAACTTGAGCCTGAATTGGATTACTGCTCTTGTTGGCACCTCTGGGACCACCACCCCCAATTCCGCCCTTGGCACTTCGCGAGCCTATCCCAATTCGCTTATGTCCTGGCTCCGCGTTTCCAACAAGACGTCACTTCAGCTTTCTAATCAACCTCCTTATACCGCCAGTCTCCCTTCTGGTGCTGCGGTTAATCAGTGGGCGAACGCTGATACATATTTAGCTTATTGGGACATCGTTCGTAATTACTATAGCTACTCGCAGTGGTCGTTATATTCGATTGCGTGGCCTGCTTCTTGGTCGTTTCGCGACAACTCCTTTTTTTATCTTGAATCAGCTTCGTTTTTTAAGCAAGAGTTCGCCAACCTAGAGTATCTCGACGCTTATTTTGAGAGTCAGTTTTACCCATCGGCTGTCTCGAGTACGAATAACACTTTTAATAGAGGCAATCTGTTTTTCCAGATAATCGACTCCCAGCTCCCTTCGGGCGGCGATCAAGACGGTTACCCTGTTTCTAGCACGTTGCCCAGTGGTGCTAACATAGCCATCGGCGAAGGCCCTTCTGGTCAGTTCTCCGTTTCTGCAGGCTCGACCTCTGTCTCTAGTATTTCGGCCTTCTTGTTTGCGCATCCTATGGCCGTTGTGCCCTCGAATCCCGATCGTTTCAGCCGTCTTATTCCTGTAGGTTCTTCGTCTGCCGTTTCCATGACTGGAGTAAGCACTATTCCGCAGTTGGCTATTGCTTCTCGTCTTCAGGAATACAAGGACCTTCTCGGCGCCGGAGGTAGTCGTTATAGCGACTGGCTTGAGACATTCTTTGCTTCTAAGATTGAGCATGTAGATCGCCCTAAGCTTCTTTTTAGTGCCTCTCAGACTGTCAATGTTCAGATTGTTATGAACCAGGCCGGACAAAACAATTTCGCTGCTACGGGCGCAAATGGCCCCTTGGGACAACAGGGTGGTGCTATTGCTTTCAACGATAGGTTAGGTCGTCGACAGTCTTACTATTTCCGCGAGCCCGGCTATATGATTGACATGCTGAGCATTCGCCCTGTTTATTTTTGGAGTGGCGTCACTCCTGATTATTTAAACTATCAAGGGCCGGATTATTTTAATCCTATATATAACGATATTGGGTATCAGGATGTCCCCGCCGCGCGGCTTTTTAGTAATGCTGCGGGATCAAACCTTGGCCTCGCCGTCGCTTACGAGCCTTGTTTTAACGAGTTTCGTTCGTCCTATGATGAGGTATTGGGCTCTCTATCTTCGTATCCTGCCCCTGCGCTAGGTGTCCCCAGAGCTCTTTACTCGTATTGGGTACAGCAGCGTTCGCTTGGTTTTTCGTATGTAGGCTCCGCTAGCGCCAATTATTATCCTGCGCTCTTTGTAGATATGGCTCAGGTTAATTCTCCTTTTGCTTCCAATGCAGAGGATAATTTCTTCGTGAACATGTCCTATGCGGTCCAGAAGAAGAATTTGGTCAATAAAACGTTTGCAACCCGTTTGTCTAATCGTTAATACACTAATTTTATGGCACTTGATTGGTTAATTGAGGATACCCCCGCCTATGTTTCTCGCGGTCAGCGTATTCTTTCTGTTCTCGATGGCTCTGGCTCTGTCGATGTTCTCCCTGGTCGCCCGGACGTCGAGGCGTCCTCGTCTGACTTCGATAAGGGCGAAAAGTTCAACCCTGAAATCGATTTCGACCCTAATTCTTTCTCTCGTATGGATAAGTTCGATGGTCTCGAAGTTGGTCAGGAACTTATTGATTCGGAGTTGGATAGATCGAAGCCTGCTCCTAAATCTGCTGATTCTGAAGAAAAATAGTATATCCTTTACTTGACGATATATGCTACGTGCGCGGACCCCTTCTGTAAGAGTTCGTGAATTGCTGAAGGTTATTGGTAACGACTGCAGGAGAGGCCGCGCATTTTTCTATCGTTCTTTATTCAATTGTTTACACCATTGTGGCGAGGTGACGCATTTCGCGGTTCGGAGAACCGCCCCGA